GAGCTTTGTCCATGGCGGCGGGGGGATAATCCCTAATGCTTTTATTGCTCGCATGGGGAGCGGACATATCGGTGCAATGTACCGTAAAGGGGCAGATAGGTACCCAATAGGGCAATTCCACGGGCCGGCGGTCCCAAGTATGTTAAAGAATGCTGAGGTATCGGCTTTTGTTGGTAATGTAGCTCAAGAGGAGCTGTTACGACAAATCGGAACCTCATTCGAAGAGTTAGTAAGGAAGTAGCAAATGACACCTACGCAATTAGCAACTGATTTAGGTACATTTCTAAAGCAGGTGCATGCTAACTATTTTAGTGATGATGCACAGGTAAAGGGGAATCCATTATTAGTTGTACCTGGATTTTTGAAAATGAAAGAATCATCCAAGGAGGACCAATATCCACATCTTGTTATTCGCATTAATAAGGTTGAGGATACCTTGCAGGGGTCAACTGTCCAACTATTTCTGATTCATGGAGTGTACTCTGAGGACGTGGAAAAGGGCTGGATGGAGATTACAAACTTTCTTGAAACAACAAGACAAGCGTTACTGGCCCATCCGGTTATTGCTAAGCGATACCGTTTAGTATTGGATGATAAACACGGAATTGATACCGATATCCCTCCGGATCAAGCCTATCCGTATTGGGAGGGATTTATGACCGTTAAATATGATATCGAACAAATACGAGAGGAGATGATTATCTAATGGCAAAAACTGATGAACTAGCGACGGTAGGAAACGAAATGGCCGAAGCCGTAGAAAAACCAGTTAAATATAATGATGCTAAACAAGTAATCTACTTAGGCCCTAATAGTGCAGAACTGGGCCTTACAACAGGAACAGTCTATATTGACGGGATTCCTGCCGTAGTAGGTGAAGATAAAGCAATGGTAAGACTATTGTTTGTGCCAATCAATAAGATTGCTGAAGCACAACAAGAATTAGCAACAGAAGGTACTGCAATGAGTGCAGCTTACCTTGAATTTAAAAAAGGAGGTCGTAGATAGTGGGAAACTATAGACACGGAATTTATACAAGAGAGGTCTCTACTTCTCTTATTTCTATGACAGAAGCTACGGCAGCCTTACCGGTGTATGTCGGCACTGCTCCTGTGCATTTAGCTACAGACCCAGCGGAAGCTAATAAAGCAGTATTGTGCTATGATTACGCATCCGCAACTACTCAATTCGGCTACTCTAAAGAATGGGATAAATACACATTGTGTGAAGCGATGTACTCCCAATTCTCTTTATTCGGAATGGCGCCCGTAGTATTTATTAATGTTCTTGATCCAAAGAAACATAAGAAAACATTAACTTCTATACAAAAGCAAATCCAGGATAACGTCGTAACAATTGAAGACCCGGTATTACTTAACACATTAAAGGTATCTGCTACAAATGGTGGTGCGGCTTTAACTATCAACGTCGATTATACTGCTGTATATAACGACGAAGGCAAATTGCTTATTGGCATTGTATCTACTGGCGCGATTAATAGTGCAACATCTGTTTGGGTGACTTACGATTATGTAGACCCATCCATGGTAACTGCAGATGATATTGTAGGCGGTGTGGATACAGAGGGGAAACGTAAAGGTTTGGAGCTTATCAATGAAGTATTTCCTCGCTTTGGCTTAATCCCTGGTAACTTATTGGCACCGGGCTGGTCTCATAACACACTTGTAGCAGCGGTTATGAAAGCAAAAGAAACTACTATTAATGGCATGTTCCAAGCCATGTCGTTATGTGATGCACCTACTGATGAAATTAAAAAAGCAACTGCAGTTAGTGAGTGGAAAAATAAAAAGAATTACGTCGATGAACGTCAAATCTTATGTTGGCCAAAAGTAGCGTTAGCTAATCGCCAATTCCATTTATCCACACAACTCGCAGGCCTTATGGCTAAGACAGATGCTAAGTACGATGACATCCCTTATAAGTCTCCATCCAACGAGTCTTTGCAAGCAGATAGTGCTGTGCTGAAAGACGGTACTGAAATCTACTTAGGCCCAGATGAAGCGGCATATTTGAACGGCCAAGGCGTTGTTACCGCGCTTAATTTCATTGGCGGATGGAGAGCCTGGGGCAATCGTACAACTGCATACCCATCTAATACAGATGTTAAGGATTCCTTTATTCCTGTACGTCGTATGTTCAACTGGGTATCTAATACATTGATTACCTCCTTCTGGTCTAAAATCGATAATCCTACAAACAAACGTTTAGTAAATAATGTAGTCAACAGTGCAAACGCATGGCTTAATGGCCACGTAGCATCTGGTGCACTTCTCGGTGCGCGCGTCGAATTCTTAGAATCCGAAAATCCTACAACTGATTTGTTGAATGGTATTATTCGATTCCATGTGTATTTAGGCGTTCCAACGCCAGCTCGTGAAATCGATTTCATCCAAGAATACGATCCATCTTACATGAGCACGTTATTTAATTAAAAGGGAGGTAACTCATGGCTAAACATAGAGATAAGTTGATTGACTTTGCCATTTTTAGCTCTGGCAGAGAATTATATGGTTACGCCGATGTAACCTTACCTGATATCGAATTTATCAGTGACACTATCAAAGGTGCAGGTATCGCCGGAGAAGTCGATTTGGGTGTACTCGGCCAAACCAAGGCAATGAATATGTCCATTAAATGGAATACCATTGATAAGGATGTGACCGACCTTGCCAGTCAAAAAGTACACGACATCGAAATCCGTGGCGCACAACAATTGTATGATTCTGCTAAAGGCGAATTAGTACCGGAAGCAGTTAGCGTATACGCAAAAGTGATGCCAAAAAAAATCGGTTTAGGCAAGTTTGAACAGGCAAGTAAAACCGATACTTCTACAGAGTTTGAAATTGTGTATTTCAAAATGACTGTAGGAGGTAAAACTCGTACTGAAATTGATAAATTCAACTATGTTTGTGTAATCAACGGTGTTGATTACTTGGCATCCGTAAGGGAGGCATTGGGTAAATAATGGTTACATACGATCGCGAAAAGCTAGCAGAAGGCTTAAATAATTTAACTGGGTTTGACTTCACAAAGGCGGAACTTCGTGTCCGCCGCGAAGGTGATATGACTCCAGATGTTACATTTTCAAAAAGATTCCAAGCCGAAGTAGCGGCTATAGCTCTAAAGGAAAGTGCAAAAGTACTAATGACAATGCCAATCTCTGAATTCACTGAGATGTGTGCTGAGGTAAGCGTTTTTTTATTGCGTGGTTCGGTAGAGAAAATGGGACTTCTCCCGGACAACAATACCGAAGAATTGCCATCCGACTTAGAGAATGTGGAGGCATAAACTTTTGGATGTCTACCCCAATTGCTGAAATAGCAGATTGGATAGATGATTTAGAGTTTGTTCTTGAAGATGAAAAGCGCTTGAGGGAAGAAGAGGACTAATCCATCAAGCGCTTTTTGCGTACACAAATTTAAAAGAAAGGAGGAACTATGGCGAGTAAAGTATTTGAGATTGCTTTTGCTATAAACGGCGCCTTAGCACAAGGGTTTAAAACATCTATGCAGCAAGCCAAAGGCACGTTGACGCAGTACGGTTCACAAATGACCGAGTTGAAAGCGCAACAAAGGGCTTTAGATTCTGCATTAAAGCAAGGCGTTATCTCCATGGACTCTTACCGAAACGCAACGGAGAAGGTTGGCAAGGCTTTAGACCAAACGGCAGCTAAAGACGCAAGGCTTAGAAAAGCGATGCAAAATAAAATTGCCGCAGATGCTAACGCTAAAAGCGCTCGTAGTGATTTAGGTAGTACTATGGCCACTACCGCAGTAATGGCCGCTCCGCTCGTTGGAATGCTATCTAAAGCTGCAGACTTTGAAGCAGTGATGTCCAAGGTAAAGGCAATCACCGTATCTGATGATAAGGCAATGCAACAATTGACGGCCACCGCTCGCGAACTTGGGCAGAAAACTATGTTCTCAGCCACACAAGCAGGCGAAGCGATGACATATCTAGGCATGGCCGGTTGGAATTCTCAACAAATCATGGCCGGTATGCCGGGGCTTTTGAACTTAGCTGCAGCTAGTAATACGGATTTGGCACGTACTGCGGATATCGTATCTGACGACCTTACCGCCTTTGGATTAAGTGCTGAACACGCAGGGCATATGGCGGACGTATTTGCTAAAACTTCAACCAGCACAAATACAACTGTTGAAATGTTGGGCGAAACAATGAAGTACGCTGCGCCGGTAGCACACGCTTTTGGTGCGAGCTTAGAAGAAACAGCCGCGCTTACAGGCCTTATGGCTAACAGCGGTATTAAAGCATCTGCTGCGGGTACTGCACTCAGGTCTGGCTTCTTACGTTTAGCAGGTACATCCTCTAAATCGACTAAAGCGATTGAGGAGATGGGGCTTTCATTAAGTGAGGCTACGGCTCAGCAAGAAGAAGCAAGAGCCGCATTAGACAGTCTGGGTATTGCTATGAATGATACCAATGGACCACGCAAGATGAGCGCAATTGTTCGCGACTTAGCAGATAAGACCAAGGACATGAGCAAGGAGCAAAAACTCGCTACCCTTGCGACTATCTTCGGAACCAACGCTGCATCAGCTTGGGTAGCTGTAATTGATCAAGGACCGGATGCGTTAGATAATTTAACGAAAGAACTTGAAAACAGTGACGGCGCAGCTAAGGAAATGGCTGACGAGATGCAGAATAATGCGCGCGGCGCGCTAATTAAACTTTCATCAGCAACGGAATCAGTAGCAATTGCAATAGGTAGCACAATGTTACCTACTCTTGCAAAACTAGGTGAATCTCTTGCTAATGAAGCCGCTTACGTGGCTAAAGTTGCGGAGCATCACCCTGAACTTACCGAAGCTATTATCAAAACAAGCGTTGCTGTAGCCGGGATGGTAATTGCCTATAAAGCAGTGAAAGCGGTTTATTTTAGCGTAACGGCGGCCCATGCGGCTTATAAACTTATGATGGAATCGGAACGTGTAGCAACTATGCGCAACGTAATCGCATCAGGCATCCATAGAGCAGGCATGATAGCAAGTAGTATTGCCATGTATGCAACCGCTGCGGCGCAATGGGCGTTGAATGCGGCAATGAGTGCCAATCCGATAGGGTTGGTTATCTTAGCTATTGCAGCATTAATTGGCGGGTTGGCATGGTTAGTTACTCATTTTGAAATTGTGTCCGACTTCTGCACATCGATGTGGGAATCCCCAACAGCGGCAATTATCGCATTCATGATGGGGCCTATAGGTTGGCTCATTTATGCAGCAATGGGCTTAATTGCTAACTGGGACCAAGTGAAAGCATGGTTCACATTACTATGGGAAGATCCGAAGGCTGCACTCAGCCAATTCTATGATTGGGTGATGAGTAAACTAGGGGGATTATTTGATTGGATTAGTGAAAAATGGGAATGGGTTAGGTCTATTTTTAGTAAGCCAATTCAGGCACGAGTAGAAGGCTCAGCGACGGCTAATGGGCAATCTATCCAGCATAATGCAAAAGGCGGTATTTATGGCAAAGGAGCGTTCCTTACTACGTTTGCCGAAGAATCTGATGAAGCTGCCATTCCTATCAATGGTACTCCAAGGGCTGAGGCATTATGGCGGCAAACTGGTGCTATGATGGGGCTTTTACCTGGCGAAGGTAATTCCGTAATTTCTGTATCTGCGCCAATCAACATTACTGTTAATGGTAGTGCGGATGCGAGTGCAGTACAACAAATTAAAAGTGCTGTAGGCGGAGCGATGGATGACCTAGAAGCACGGCTTGCTGAAATCCAAAACAGGAAAGGGCGTGTAAGTTATGCCTAGTAATTTACGTAACGTTACTGTCAAACTGCAGTATGACCAAAAGGATATTACGCAAGACCTAGTGCCCTATTTAAAGGACTTCAGCTTTAACGATGTAATGTCGGGAGAAGCTGATGATATATCAATCACCTTGCACGATATAGATGAGCTTTGGATGTCTGACTGGTTCCCTGAAAAAGGGGCAAAGTTAACCGCATCAATCGTATTCTACAATTGGAATGAACTCGGTGACGAGATAGAGATGAAATGCGGACAATTTGAGATTGATGAGATTACCTGCAAAAGTCCACCTCACGAAGTCACAATAGGGGCGGTTAGTGTTCCAGATGAATCGAAATTAAGAGGAGAACTGAAGAGTAGATCTTGGGAGAAGACCACTCTCAAAGCTGTTGCCGAGGAGCTCGCAAAAGGTGCAGGCCTTGAATTATTTTACGATACTCCAGAAACGATTGATTTAGACCGTGTAGAACAGTCAGATCAATCGGATTTAGAATTCTTGATGAAAGTATGCAAGGATAACGGATTGGCGTTAAAGGTTTCTGATAAGCAAGTGATTATTTTTGACGAGATAAAATATGAAACTGAAAAAGTAGTCGCAACGCTAATTAAGGGGTCAATGCCTACGGATCTTACAGAAGACCAAATTAAGGAACTAGGAGAAATCATTCCCTACCAAGGAAGCTATTCCCTAAAGTCTTCCCTGAAGGATATTTATTGGGGCTGCCACGTAAAGCATAAGAGTACTAAACAAAAGAGTAATATTGAGTATACGTTCAAGGATCCGCATAAAACACAAGGCAAGATACTACAGGTTAATCAGGGATGTGAGACTCAAGCAGAGGCAGAACGTTTGGCCAAGAAAAAGCTACGCGAAAAGAACAAGAATGAAATCACCGGTTCGGTCGCTGTGCTTGGACATATCGTGTTGGCCGCATCTGCCACAATTAATTTAAAAGGATTTGGTAAATTCGACGGTAAGTATATCATTAGTAAATGCTCCCATAAGGTAGGAGGCGGATATACACAAAGCCTGGACATAAGGAGGTGCTTAGATGGATATTAGTGTTGCCTTAAAAAATTTAATCCGCGACGGAATTGTATCTAGTACAGACCCGTCAACCATGACGGCTAGGGTAACTTTTCCAGACCGAGACGATTTAGTATCGTATCCGCTCGAAGTACTTTCTCATGGATCACAAGATAACAAACACTACTGGATGCCAGGAGTTGGTGAACAGGTATTGTGTTTGTTTCTACCGCAAAATAATAATTTGTCCCAGGGCTACATCTTAGGCACCACTTACAATGCCAAAGATAAGCCCTCTTTTAATGGGCAGAATATCCACGGCATCAAATTTGCGGACGGCTCGACCGTCTCCTATGATGCGGACGGTGGAGGACTTGTTATTAATTGCACAGGGAACCTAACTATTAATGCTCCTTCCGGGGATGTAGTGGTTAACGGAATTAGTTTAGTGTCGCATACACATGGTGGCGTCGTTCCTGGCGGTGGTAATACAGGAACGCCAAATTGATAGGAGGTGAGTAACATATCATTATTTAGTAAATTAGGCAGTACTGCTGCTAATTATAAGAAAAACCTTAATTCACAAGGTTTAAAGAATTTACAAAATACGCAATTAGGCGATGTGGCTTACTCTCGCCTATCTAATCTGGTCGATAAGTTTGGCCTGGGCGGATACTTACCGCAACGCCAATTAGGTAGTTTCGGA